TTCTGGATACCGGAATTTTTTTAGGGCATGCACTATCTAATTTTCTTCTTTGGTTTTGCGGCCGGATTTTCACTGGCAGTTTTTTTCCTGCTGCCCTTGCCTAGCATCGCGATCGACTCTTCCTTTCGGGTTCTTCGAAGCCATCGAAACAAAGAACTCCGCCAAATTCTAAACGGCAGTTGAACTATTTTGCCGCACGCACCACTTCGGCCATGTTTAAAAACTGGCTGTAACAAGAAAGTTCGCTCCGGTTATTGTCCGGAACATCAACGCGAAAAGTACAAACTGCAAGATGAGCAGCGCGGAACTTCAACCGAGCGCGGCTACGACGCAACCTGGCAAAAACTGCGAAAGCTGAAACTGGCCACCAATCCGCTTTGCGAATTGTGTTTGAAAAAAGGAATCGTAGAGCCAGCCACGGAAGTGGATCACAAGATTCCGATTGCGAAATGGCCGGAAGGCCGCTTGATTTGGGAAAACCTGCAAAGTTTGAGCAAATCCTGTCATTCGCGCAAAACGTTGGCCGAGAATCAGAAACTTCCAAACTCGCCGATTTTGTGATTTTTCGGCGGCCGAACTTGAGCGGTTTAAAATTTCGTTTTCTTTATCAAACTTTCAAACTTCCGCCAGTTTGAAAAGAGCGGCCAAGAAATTTGAACACGAAATTGTTTTGACCGGCCAGTTTTTTTTCTGTCGAGTTTTAGGTTTGAGTTTGAATTGGCTTTCAAGCCTGGGTACCAGGGGGGTATGTAATCTCTAGGACCGTTTCTCTACAAACCGTCGCTGCCGCTTTTTTCGTACACGCGCAGGTTTAGGGGGGGGGGATCAACCGCCCGGCCGCCCAACCAGCCCCACCACACCTATGAGCACCAAGCCCCGCCCCAAGCAGGCAAGCAAGAAGCAGACCATCCAGGAGTTCGTCGCCTGGTGGCCCACCAGCAAGCCTGTACCCTATGCACGCAACGCACGCAAGATCCCGCAATCCGCGATCGACAAGGTAGCCGCCTCGATCAAGGAATTTGGGTTCCGGCAACCGATCGTGGTCGACACTGATGGCGTCATAGTGGCTGGCCACTGCCGACTCCTTGCCGCACAGAAGTTGCAGTTGAAGCAGGTGCCTGTCCATGTAGCGCACGAACTCACCGCAGCACAGATTAAGGCTTATCGCCTTGCCGATAATCGCGCCGCAGAAGAGAGCGACTGGGACTATCAATTAATTCCGATTGAGTTGGAAGAGTTACAAGAACTCGGATTCGACCTGACGCTTACTGGATTCAATCCTGACGAATTGACCACCTTCCTAGAAGGTCCGGCCTTTGGACCAGGATCGGCGGAAGAACAATCCCGCCTAGATCAGACAAAAACACAATCGGTAATTTGTCCGAACTGCTCACATGAGTTCACCCACAAACCTTAAACTGGATTGGTGCAATATTTCAGCAGCACGCTTTGCTGTTAAGCATTGGCACTATTCTGAACGCCTTCCTGATCCAAAGTCCGTAAAGATCGGCATTTGGGAAGACGAAGCATTCAAGGGCTGTCTAATCTTCTCGCTTGGCGTAGCATCACGTAACCTTTCTAAAACCCTTGGCTTAGCCACAACCCAAATATGCGAATTGACTCGCGTCGCGATGACGCGACACACGACCACCGTGTCTAGAATCATCCGAATTGCCCTTGCCATGTTGAAGCGTCAGTGTCCTGGCCTCAAGCTAATCATTTCCTACGCTGACCCAAACCACAAACATCACGGAGGCATATATCAAGCTGGAAACTGGATATATACACTGGCCTCTCATCGCCCACTCCGGTTTGGATTGATGCTCAAGGAAACGAATATCATGACAGAGCAGTATCCAAGACTGGGTTAAAGAAGCAGTTCGGCACCATTAAGAGAGTAAAGTCCACCTCCGAACTGAGGCAGATTAAAAGACTTCCAAAACATAGGTACTTTATGGCGTTGGACAATGATATGAAACGCCGTATAGCTCATCTCGCAAAACCTTACCCGAAGCGCGTTGCAAGTGAAACCATTGACACGGCTGTCGTCCAGACAGACAAGGGCGGTGAAACTCCGACCGCAACGCTCCAACCATCCTTACGAAGCCGGGCACCAGCTAAAGACAAAAAGAAGGCTGTTTGATGATTACGTCGTGTCTGCTCGGCCTGCTGCGCAGCGATGCCGCGATGCGCGCCGAGTTTTTTTCGCTAATTGGGAAGTAGCAGCAGCAGCAGTCTCCGGCTGTTCAACCAGCCAGGGCAGGGCATTCCACTGCGGCTTCACGGTCTCGCCTGTATCCAGATCGACGACGGCAACGGGTAACTCTTCGAAAATGTCATCCGCGGCGTGCTCGGTTGCCCGGGCCACAGCGTGCTCAATGTCATGGAACACCGGCAGGAAATAGTGTCGTGCGAATCCTTGGGATGAGTAATTTACGGTCACGCACACGAACCGCGACAGCGCATCCGTGCCGTTGAGGTAAGGCCGAGGGTCTTCCTCGCCGCCTGCATCGTAATCGCTGGCCGTCATGCCGTACTGTTTCATCAGTTGCTTAAATCGCTTGAGTCGATCCATTGAGCTCTGTTGTGATCTTGTCCACGAACATTTCCATGTCAGCAACGGATTCCAGGGCAGGATGATCGAGAAAGTTCTCTATCGAGTCTCGGTCCAGTTTCTCTTTGGTCAGCCACGCCAACTCATCGGCCCCGTAAAGCATCGTTACGGCGATCGAAACATGCACAGTTCTTGTGATCTCGTAGCCGTCCTTGGTTTCGCGAAAGCTTCTTTTCGTCATAAATCTTTTCCTTGAATCCCGATCGAGTCTTTTCATTGCCTAGTCCTCGGTTGGGAGCAACACCTCCACCGGTCGGCCGTCCGCTACCCATCGTTGGCATAACAGGCAAACCGGCCGTAACGCAGATCCGTCACGGAAGCGCCAAATCTGGCCCTCCTCCAATTCTGCATAGGTCATATAGCGATTCAGGGCCTTGGTTCTAAAAAAAGTCGTCCCGACACACCCAGCACTCGCGAACGTGTGATGCCATGTGGTCTTGACAAAACGTGCCGCAAAACGTGCCGAAGTACGGATCATTAGGATGCACCACGGTTTCGCAGTCGGTGCATTCCACGGGAAGCTCCCGGCCATTGCCGCATTCCCAGTCGGACAGCGCCAAGTCGGCGGCTGCCTGTGGCCCGTGAATTTCTACATTAGGGTAGGCGGTCTTCTCGCGCACCTTGGCTTCGCCGATCAGCTCGGCAGCCGTTTCAACCGTGACGTGGGCGTGCTTGGTCAGCGCCTGTGCTTGCAGCCATCGCGCCGCTGCTTGTAGTTTTTTGGTTTTACGATTGTTCATCGCGTTGCCCTTTCGGCTCGACTCTGGACCCGGCTGCCTTTTGCAGCAACTCCATACTGAGTTCGCGGCTGGTAATGGTTATGTCGCCCACGTCGCAGGAAAAGCGAACGCCATGGCCATCCACCCACATCCGGCCGTAGTCAGTTCGCTTGAACAACGAATCGGAAATCGCCACGGATTCCGGAAGCTCCAGCGCTTCGCGTTCGCACAAGTCGCGGTAGACTTTTCCAAGCGCTTCGTCTTCCCAAGGATCCAGCCAGCTCGGAGAATAATCGGCATACGCCAGCTCCAATAATTGCGGGTTAGACTCTTTGAGCGTCTTGAAGGTCTCGATCCGGCGCAGGCACAACTGGGCCCGATAAGGAGTGAGTTCCAGATACATGGCCGAACAGCCGCCGTCGTAATGCTCGTTGGAGCTGCTGGTTTCCACCAGCACCCGAACACGGTTGACCGGTAGATCCATTAGTTTGCACCTCCGTCATGGCGGACGCTCTCGGCGCGAAGCTCTTGTTTGGTAATCGTCTGGATTTCCGCGGCTTCCTCGTTAGCAACAGCCAGCGCGTATCGTTGCTGAGCCGTCAAGGTTGCGTGGTCCAGCGCCACCCCGCATTCGATCAGTTGGGTCAAGTCCAGGTAAGGTTGGGGGTCGGCAGTATCGTCTCCCTCTTTGCGTTTGTCGGATTCGTTATCAGCCAAGTTGGCTAACACGTGCAATAAAATCGCCTTCTGTAGGCCCATTAGTTTGCACCTCCTTGTGCGGTAATGATGGATACGTTGGCGTGGTCGAATTGGCCAAGCGCGGAAAAGAACCGGCTGGATTCCCGCATGCGATGGGCTGCCTCGCTGGTCAGAAAACGATAGGCGTATTGGATGCCCTGCGAGAACAGCACGCGACCATCAGCTTCCTGATGGAAGTAGTACACGGCGGTTTCGGTCTGAATGTGAATTAGCTTCATAACGTTGTTTCTGTCTACCTGTACCTAGTTTGCCTCACGGCGTTGTTTCTGTCAAGCACAAACGAATAGTTAGCTTACTCGGACCACTTCACGAACTTGGCGAACTGCGGAGCTTTCATCAGCCACTCTTTACCGACGCTAGTTGAATAAGCATTGATCCAACTGTCCCAACGCTTGTAAGAGCTGCGATCAAAACGGGTCATAAAGACCAGCGAGCAGCCCTGATGATCCTTCCGCTCGAACAGGTACCAATAACGCTCGGTCCGATACCAGATCGTAGTTCCGTCTGTAACGGTCCATTCCACCAGATTCTGAAGAATGTCGTTTTCGAAGAACTCGACCGGCTTCATGCACCCTGGAAAATGCTCGCCGTCCCATTTGGTCCAGGCGTTCGCCTCCAGGTATTTACCTTGCTGGTTTGGCTCCGTGAAGAGCTGGATCAGGTTAAACGAATTGATGAATTGCTTTGTGCCGGTCATTTTGAAAAAAGTGCCTCCATTCGAACCATCGAGAGGGTCAACCCGATGGTTCTAGGTAGAACCGCCTCTGGCGCTTACGATCTGGTTTCTCCTTAACCTTGTTGCGGAAATCTGAAGCGCACCAGCCATGTAGGGCCGAACTGGTTGCGAACCTGCATCAGTGGCCACGGGGCCGTCGCCGTCATCCACTCGTCTCTGAGGTCGGACTTCCATCTCCGGCCGTGCTCACCGGCGTACGCCTTGAGCGCCTCGAATTGTTCCTTGGTCAGGTGGTTTTCGTTTACGTTCATGGATTCTCTCCTTAACCTTTTTTTGCAACACGAAAACGCAATGGGAGTGGCCGGTTGGCGTTAAGCATCTTGGTTATTGATCTTTCGTTGAGTTGCTCGACCTCTCTGTTGCAACGGTTGCTGTTAATCAGCCGGGTTATTGCTCTTTCGGTCATCGCGTTGTTTCTGTCTACCTGTACCTAGTTTGCCTCATAACGTTGTTTCTGTCAAGCACAAACCGAAGATTTCCCGAAGATTTTTTATCTCACGTGGAATCATGTGCTTAGCAGCTTAGCTGGTGTGGCTTGGTTAGTCCAAGTACTTCGGACGGTAATGGCCCCGTTTAATCCGGCAATCGATACACAGGCAGTACGACGCCTTTGGATCATGGGCCTTCCGGCGCGGGACCCCTGGACCGGCACCGTGCTTTTTCCGCAGCGAGTTCAATAACGCCGCCGCGTTGGAATCGCCGCCGCGTAGCTGTTTGCCAGCCTTAGCTCGTTGCTCTTTAGAGACCCGTGGCATTTCGCTCACCAGCATATCCCACTCAACGCTGTTTCTGCAAATAGGAACCTTTTTAAAATGGGCTTTCGTGGACCGGCTCCCAAGCCGACCGTAATCAAGAAACTGCAAGGCAATCCAGGCAAACGGCCGTTGAATGCCAACGAGCCGCAGCCGACCGCCGGCCTGCCCCACTGTCCGGACCATCTGGATGACATTGCCCGCAAGGAATGGCAACGGGTGTCCAAGCTGCTGCTCGGCATGAAAGTGCTCACCGAAGCGGACTACATTGCGCTCGCCACCCTTTGCCAGGCCTACAGCACGCTGATCGCGGCCCAGAAGCAGATGAATAAGAGCGGGATCCTGTACAAGACCAAGAGCGGCTACATTCAGCAGTCGCCGCTGCTCGGGATTATCACCGCGCAAACCACCATCGTAAACAAACTGCTGAGCGAGTTCGGGCTGACGCCAGCCAGCCGCACCCGTATCCACATCGCCCCGCAGGAAGAAAAGCCCAAGAATCCGTTTGCTGACCTTGAAGAAGAACTACCCGGCCCTAGCGTCGCAATACAGTAGCGACGTGTTAGCTGGCGTCATACCGGCCTGCAAGTGGGTCAAGCTAGCGTGCGAACGGAACCAGCGCGACCTCACGCGCCAGAACTGGCAGTATCGCTTCGATGCAGGCAAGGCTTCGAAAGTGTGCCGGTTCATTGAACACTTGCCCCACATCAAAGGCAGGTGGGGCGGGACCAAAATCAATCTGGAACCATGGCAGTGTTTTCTACTGACCACGGTGTTCGGCTGGGTGCATCAGGACACCGGGCTTCGCAGGTTCCGCATCTCTTACGTCGAGGTTCCGAGAAAGAACGCAAAGAGCACCCTCTCTTCCGCAATCGGCCTCTACATGCTTACCGCCGACGACGAAGAGGGAGCCGACGTGTACTCGGCTGCTACTACGCGCGATCAGGCCCGCATTGTGTTTGCCGACGCACAGGGGATGGCCCGCAAGACCGCCGAGTTCCGTGACCACTTCGGCGTCAACGTGGGAGCCCACAACATCCATGTGCTCTCTACCAGCAGCAAGTTCGAAGCTCTTTCAGCGGACGCGCACACGTTGGATGGACTTAATATTCACGCTGCGATTGTGGATGAGCTACATGCTCACAAGACGCGCGAAGTCTGGGACGTGCTCGAAACGGCCACCGGCGCGCGCTCGCAACCGCTGATCTGGACCATTACCACCGCGGGCTCGAACCGGGCAGGCATCTGCTACGAGCAGCGCACTTATTTGACGAAGCTCCTCGAACGGGTAGCCGACGATGATTCGTATTTCGGCATCATTTACACGATCGACGAGGACGATGCCTGGGATGCGGAACCAAGCTGGCGCAAAGCCAATCCAAACTACGGTGTCTCAGTCAACCCGGAAGATTTAGCTCGCAAGGCAACCAAGGCGCTGCAAATGCCAAGCGCCGTCTCGAACTACCTGACCAAACACCTGAATTGTTGGGTGAGCGCCGAGGCCGGGCTGTTCGACATGCTGGCCTGGGACAAGTGCTCCGACCCGACGCTCAAGCCGGAAGATTTCACAGGTTGTCCGTGCTGGATCGGAATCGATCTCGGGTTTGTGGACGACATTGCGGCGGTGGTTCACATGTTCGAACGGGACGACAAGCTGTATTTTTTCGGCCGCTACTATTTGCCGGAAGAGACAGTCCAAGAAAGCCGAAACTCGCAGTATTCCGGCTGGCACCGGATGGGCCGTATCAAAACCACTGACGGCAACGTAACGGACATCGAGGTGATTGTGGCAGACCTAGCCGAAGACCTCGGCCGGTTCAATGTCAGAGAAATCGCCTTTGATCCGTACAACAAATTAACTCTGCTGAACACCATGACCAAGCTCGGAGTGGCACAAGAAAAACTGATCGAGTATCCGCAAACGGTTGCCATGATGTCACCTGCCACCCAAGCGCTGATGCAGGATATTCGCGCCGAGCGTGTACGCCATGACGGCTGCCCGGTGATGAGCTGGGCGCTGTCCAATGTGATCGGCCACTTCGACGCCAAAGATAACGTGTATCCGAAAAAAGAGCGCCCCGAAAACAAGATCGATCCGGCCATTGCCGCCATCATGGCGCGCGGCCGGTCGTTGCTACGGGAAGACCAGGGACCCAGCGTCTACGAAACACGGGGGCTGTTCGGCGCTTAGATGATTCAGTCCCATCGGTGTGAACCCCGCAACAGCCGCAAACTGGAAGCCAAGTTAGACCGGCTCGAACGGCAACGGGCAGAAATCGTCGAAGCCGAACGCCTGCAACGGGAACGCCTCGAACACCTCAACTGGATCGCCCTGCGGTATCTCCACCTACCCGTGACCGGCTAGGGCGCAAATCTTAGCTTTTCTTCGCGCAACATAGCCGCCCGGCGCTCTGGCGAAAGCGTGCGGATCCATTCCATCACCACGAGGTGGCACGAATCGCACACCTGGCCAACCGCGACGCCGGCAGCCCGCTCGACCGGAAACAGCGTTTTGTATTCCGTCCGGCTTTCGGCTTCGGTCCAGCCTTTCTCGAAGGTTTGGCCACACACCTCGCAAGTGAACGTATTGGGCTGACTCACTACACCCCCATCAAAGCAAAACATGAACATCATTCGTAAAGCCGCTGGCTGGCTCTCGGACCTGCTGGGCGGTGGGTCCAGCTTGACCTTCGGCATGCCCACTCACTCGGGCAAAACCGTAACACCGGAGAACTCCCTGCAAGTAGCCGCGGTCTGGGGCTGCGTCAAGATTCTGTCGGAAACCGAGGGTTCCCTGCCGTTCGGGATGTACCAGCGCACCAGCGACGGCGGAACGGCACCCGCGATCGATCACCCGCTGCATACCGTGCTGCACGATGCCCCGAACCCGGAAATGTCCGCCATCGATTTCCGCATGAGCCAAACCGCACAGCTCGCGCTCTGGGGTAACTGTTACTCCCGCATCGCCCGGAATACCCAAGGCCAAGTGGTAGCGCTCTGGCCAATGATCTCGAAGCTGATGCGGGTCAAGCGAGATTCCCAAGGCGAACTGGTTTACGAATACTCCACCAATGGCCGGCCAGACTATTACGCCGCGTCCGACATCCTGCACGTTCGCACACTCAGCATGGACGGCATCAACGGAATTTCACCGATCGCCCAGCTCAGCAACCCGGTGGGCCTGGCGATGGCTCTGGAGGAATACGCCGCGCGCTTCTTCGGCAACGGAGCGATTCCAGGAGTAGCTCTCGAACATCCCCAACGGCTTGGACCCGATGCAATGAAGAACATTCGGGAGTCCTGGAAAAAACTATATGGCGGAAACCAGCACGCCCACGAGGTGGCGGTCCTAGAGGAAGGAATGAAAATTCAAGTCCTCGGGGTGGACCCGCAAAAAGCGCAGTCGAACGACAGCCGCAAATTGCAGACCAGCGAGATCGCCCGCATCTTTCGCATCCCGCTGCACATGCTGGCCGACCTCGACAGAGCGACTTACTCCAACATTGAGCAACAATCCCTTGAGTTTGTCGTTTATACGCTAATGCCATGGCTCGAACTATGGGAGCAGACCGTCAACCGCGTGCTGCTCCAACCAGCTGAGCGAAGCACCTATTTCGCGGAACATAACGTAGCCGGGCTGTTGCGCGGCGACATGGCAAGCCGGAATGCGGCCTATGCCATCGGGCGACAGTGGGGGTGGTTGTCGGCAAACGATATTCGGCGCCTGGAAAACATGAATCCTATCGGCAGCAAGGGAGACGCTTACCTTGAGCCCTTAAATATGATTCACGCCGGCACACAGCCCCTACAAGTCACCCCAACCTCGCCAACACTACCAGGCAAGCCACCGGCGAAAAGCGCCTTCGACGACTACGAACAGAAAGCCACTGCGCTCAAGGCTGCCGTCATGGCGCTTGCCGCGATGAGCTCCCAGAACTAACCAAAGGAAAACAAGATTACATGTTGAGATTAAGTGCGCTCGATACGCTGCAAGGCGTAGCCGGAACGGCAAGCGCTGTTACCTATACCGTATTTGGAACAGAAACCATCAATTCGCTGAGTAAGCCGAAGAAATTGGCACAGGGCCAGTTGGCCTCGAGCGCGGGCGTCATGTACACCGTGCCGGATTCCAATTCGTGCCAGGTGGATTCGATCGTGCTGGCCAACACCACCGGGACGCTCGTGTCCGGACTGATTCTCTATGTAGCTGGCACTGCCGCCGCCAATCAAATCACCGGATCGCTCTCGATTCCCGCCAACGGAACAGCCCGCTTAACCGATGAAGGGATACAGGTGACAGACGGCAGCGGCAACACTTACACGACTGCCTCCACCGTGACCCTCAATGGCGTAGCTTCCATTGCAGCCGCCAGTTCAGCGGTTGCCAATACCGAGACCCAGATCGTCGGCGGAACTTTGGCTGCAAACTCAGTGGCGGCTGGCACCACGTTCTTGATTACCGCGGCTGGGGTAGGCACAACCTCCAGCTCTCCAGGCTCAGGGACCTTCCGGGTACGCCTGGGACCGACCACGCTAACCGGGAACATCGGCACTTCCGTCGCCGCAGCGTTCACCGCATCGATAACAGCTCAGCCCTTTACCCTACAGGCCACAGTGACCATTCGCACAGCCGGCCAGGCAGGCACCGTGATCGGTGAAATGAACGTGCTTGGCAGCAACGTCACCACAGGCCTCACGGCTGCGCTGAATAACTTGAGCACCACCACAGCAGCGGTCGCAATCGATACCACGGTGGCCAACGTGCTCGAACTGACCTTTATCTCCGGCGCTGGCACCGCAAGCTGCACGTTTCACGTGGCCCAAATCGCAGTGGTCAAGCAGTAAACAACCAGTGAGCATCGACCAAGACAACATTC